GGGACCTTTTATTAATCACATAGCAGATATTCAAAAACAAATATTTAGTTGGTATGGTTCAGGATTATCTTTTGAGACACGAGCAAAGAAATTTCAGGAATGGATAGAAATAATAGGTAAATACAAAGTATTATGTATAGATGGATCAGCTTTTGACAGTACACAACATAAAGAAATTATGGAGATAACCGATCAATACTTGTTTAATAAAATATTTGACAATCATAAGAGCGATATATCTCAGTATTGTAATTTAAATCACTTTTATGCAGCAATTAATAATCATCATAAAATCGTTAGAGCTAAAACTAAAGAACTTAGAGTAAATTTTCACATCGAAGGAACAGTTGGATCAGGACAAATGAATACTAGTAGAGGAAATACCACTAGAGCTGCATTGTATGCAATGTATGCAGCAGATTGTGCAGGTTTAATTCATGAAAAAGATTACTTTCTAGAGGCATGTGGCGATGATACAATCATTATAATGAAGGATAATAAAGTAGAACTTTTTAAAGCCAGTATGTATGATGAAGTATATGTTAATGATTTAGAATATAAAGGATCACATGGATTGGGTCAAGTAGCTAGAATGATAGATGTTTATTCAGATATATCACACGCAGAATACATATCAGCACATTTCATTTATAACGATGATAATTCTATTAGAATGGTAAGGAAACTTAATAGATTAATGCAGTTGTTACCTTGGACACTAAACAGTAAATATCAAGATATTACAAAAAAGAATAAAGAACTGCGTGAATTTGTAAAGTGTGATATAACAGAAATGTCTTTTTGGATGTCAAATATAAAATTGTATAATGAATTGTATAATACATACTCTAAGTATTTGTTAGGCGAGGAGGTATACTTAGAAACTAAAAGAGAGAAATATAGCTCACAAAAAGATACAAGGAATATAGGCTGTAATGAAGGATTTTTAGATTATCTGTACCACCACTATAGTATAAGTGAATCAGAATTAATAGAATTTATTAGTAAATTAACAAATGCTAAGCAATTTGATGTTATTCGCACTAGTTTTATAGATAAAATACAGGGGAAAAGAGATCATTACAAATATATTAAGAAAGTTGAAAAGAAAAATTATATCAGTATCATCAACAATCGTAAGATAATTGAAG